AGACTTCTAAATATAAGTCAGGCTTAGAAGAACAAGTAGCGAAACTATTAACAGGTCTTGGAGTATCCTATGAATACGAATCTTGTAAGATTCCTTATACCATCCAGCATAATTATCATCCTGATTTTATTCTCCCAAACCATGTACACTTGGAAGCAAAAGGATATTGGTCCGCGCCAGACAGACGGAAGATTGCAGCTGTTAAGAGGGACAACCCAGAATTAGATTTAAGAATGGTATTCCAATCACCTTATAATAAAATCTCGAAAGGTTCTAAAACTACATATGCCCAATGGTGTGAAAAACATGAAATACCTTGGACACATTTCCACGATATACCACTTGATTGGTTAATATAATGGAAGATAATGAGTTCGTGAGGCATTTGCCTTGCGATAATTGCGGCTCATCAGATGCTAATTCTTTATATTCTGATGGGCATACTTTCTGTTTTGTGTGTCATCATAGAACAGCAGGTGAAGGAGAACTTATTCACAATCGAATGCCACAAAATGTACAACTTAAAGGACAAGCCGAAAGATTAGTTAAGAGAAATATTTCTGAAAAAACTAATCAATTCTTCAGAATCTATAGGGATGGAGATACACTTCGCTTCCCTTATTTTACTGATGATGGTATCCTTAAAGGAATTAAAATTAAAACAAAAAAGAAAGGTTTTACTTATGAAGGAGTTTCCACTGACACCTTATTTGGTCAGCATTTGTTTCCTAGTAGTGGTAAACGTATTGTTGTTACTGAAGGTGAGTTAGATGCTGCAAGTGTTTATGAAGCTTACCCAGGTTGGCCAGTTGTATCACTACCTCATGGAGCGGCATCTGCAAAGAAAGACATTAAGAAGCAAATAGAGTATTTACAGGGGTATGAATCTATTATCATTCTTTTTGATAACGATGAACCTGGACAAAATGCAGCTAAAGAAGTTGCATCAATACTACCACCTGGCAATAAAAAACTCTTAGGTTATGATGAAAAAGGTGAAGCTATGTATCAAGTTTCTGGTACATTAATAGCTAAGTTATCACCATCATACAAAGATGCATCCGATGCATTAATGGCTTGGGATAATAATTCTATTAGAAAAGCAATATGGAATGCTGAACCTTACAGACCAGACGGTATCGTTGATGGAAAAAGTCTTCTTAAATTAGTAACCACACCACAAGCCCCATTTGATCATGAGTATCCATTCGAAGGACTCAATAAGAAATTACACGGAATTAGATACGGAGAGCTTACAACGTTTACTAGTGGTTCTGGCTCAGGAAAGACCTCACTCATGCGTGCCCTTGCAGTTGACTTACTCAACAAAGGAGAACATGTCGGTATCTTGGAGCTTGAAGCAAGTAATCAACGAACCGCACTTGGATTGATGTCCACAGCTGTAGGTAAGAATTTACATTTAGGAGAACATGACGAAGCAGAACTCAGGGATGCCTTTGAGCGTTCGATTGCCAATTGGAATCTTTATTTGTTTGATGGCTTTGGAAGTTTTGATCCAGAGGTCATATATAATAGAATTGAATACCTCGCTACTGGCTTGGATTGCAAGGTTATTTTACTCGATCACTTATCAATCCTACTCTCCGGTTTAGATGGAGATGAGCGTAGAATGCTGGATCAAACTATGACAAAATTAAGGTCATTGGTTGAGCGTACTGGTATCGCATTATTTTTAGTATCACATTTACGGAGAAGTAACAGTGACAACCACACCCACGAAGAAGGAGGAAGAGTGTCTCTCTCCCAGCTTAGAGGGTCTCATAGTATCGCTCAACTCAGCGATTCGGTCATCGCTTTGGAACGAGACCAACAAGCCAAAGATCAACGAGGTTTTACGACTCTTAGAGTCCTTAAAAATCGTTATTCAGGCGAAACGAATATAGCATGTAAACTTGATTATGACTTATCCACTTGTCGATTTATAGAACATGAAATTGAGACCACAGACTTCAATCCAGCCACAGATTTTTAGTGGAGGATATGAACACCCATGGTATAAAAGATCAAGAGAGTATGAATATAGTTTAATTAAACCTAACCCACCTAGTAAAGAATCAGTAGAACGTGCCAGATTCGTTGACAAAACTTACCACTGGAACGGTGGTGTTCGACCTGGAAACAAACGGACTTCTAAATGATGCTACCCGTATCCACTGTATTGCACTCCATTGTATCGAAGGTAATTTTTCACAATCGTTTAACGATGAGAAATATTCATCTTCTGCTAAGGAGCTTCCTATGGCCAGTAATTATTCGATTACAGCGGCGATTAGTTGTTTGGAAGTTGCTGATGTTCTTGTCGGTCACAATATTATCGGCTTTGATATTCCTATCATTAAAAGGCTCTATCCTTACTTCAATCCTACTGGGATTATTGTTGATACTCTTTTGTTATCTAGGTTATATCATCCGAATTTACTCGATATAGATAAAAAACGTGTATGGAAACATATGCCACTACAATTATATGGTCGTCATTCACTTGAGGCATACGGTTACAGACTGAATGAGTACAAAGGGAACTTTGGAACTACAACAGACTGGAAAGAGTGGTCTCAAGAAATGCAAGACTATTGCGAACAAGATGTTAGAGTTACTAACAAATTATGCAAACATTTCCTCCCCTACCTGAATGGATCTCGTTAGAACATCAGGTAGCACAAATACTTACACAACAAGAAATCCATGGATGGCACTTTGATGAACGCGCTGCATGGGAACTTGAATCGACTCTCCGAAAAGAGTATGAAGATACTACTCGGTTACTTCGAGCAAGGCACCCTTTCGTTAGCGGACCAGTATTTACTCCTAAACGAGATAATAGGACCAGAGGCTATGTCGCTGGAGCTGAAAGTACCCGTCTTAAAGAATTAAATCCCACATCTAGGGATCATATAGCATGGATCTTACAAACACACTATGGTTGGACGCCTACCTTGACAACCTCTACAGGCAAGGCGGTGATAGACGAAACAGTACTCAAAGATATTGGGACGGATATAGCTCTTCAATTTCTGACACTACTGGATCTGACGAAAAAGCTTGGGATGATATCCGAAGGCGTGAACGCATGGCAGAAGCTATGTACGAAGTCTAGAATACACCACCACTGTTCGGTAGCTACTCAAACTTTTAGAGCAGCCCATCGATCTCCGAATTTGGCACAGGTGCCTAGTGATGAAAGATTTAGACGTTTATTTACTGCTAGTCCGGGCTTGCGAATGGTCGGTGCTGATCTTAGCG